CGTACGACAACAATGACAACAATCCACCCATCACCTTCATCAAACAATACATCCACGAACGAGCATTCTCCATGAACTTAATCATAGCCATCTCATCCGCTTCAATACGAAGACGAACTGGTTTCAGGGACTACCTGGACTGCCGCCATGAATGGACCGGCAGAGCGCTAAAGGATAAGCGCCCCGTAACTCTCCTCGGCCAAGGACCAGACCCACTCACGTGGACTGATCCCATTAACCAAGGGAGGGAGTACGAGAGAATTGACGACGCCTTTGCGAGAGAGCTTTTTCCATAGCCCTTCATTCGCGCGTAAAATTCTTAGATTCGTCTTAGACACATCAACTTCACCAGCAGCCTTCATTAGCTCCTTTAACGTGATATCCCGTCTGAAGGGTAGAGAGGCACACAGCAGCCCAAGATAGCGCTGCCACCCCTCCTTCTCCTTCTTCGATAAGACTTGTTTTACTATGCCGTTAGGCACAAGTCTGTCCGCAAGCTTCCAGGTTTCCCAAGTTCCCTCCGCACGAGGCGTAGAGATTTTATACTTAGTCGGATTACTTCGAATGTGGTGACAAATGCGAGCATCTGCCAACATATCCTTTTCGGCCGGTGGGAGCATACCCACACCACCCAGGAACTTCGGAACATACCAAGGAATGCGCACATCACCAAGAACCTTCTTATGATGTGACACAAACCGACGGTGAACCTTATCACGCATCCCGACGGGCGATTGTCGAATCAACGCATTGTACAGATCTCCTAAGTTTCCAAAGGGATCCACAACATCGCGCATCGACACAACATTGCCCTGACTCTCAGACCGCTTCATTCCATATAGCAGACCAAGATTCACAAACGGAACTGGTTTGAAATGTATGTCTCGTTCAACTACACCACCCATATGATATCTGTGGCTCCCATTTGCGTCGGCAAAGATCCTGGGTTCATACTCAACACGCCTTACTTCAGGCACGTCAAGTCGCTTAAATTCCGTGGAGTTTATTACTAAGAACTCACGCGAAAAATAGCACTTACCCACTGACGGATCCATACCGAACCACTTCGCAATTTTCTGCCAATGCACTCTACAGCCAACCGGCAATCGAAACACGCAATCATCTCCGTTAATTAGGAGTGGCATGTCTCGTAAAAGACGGGCGCGCTGGTCCGCGATTTCCATCGCCCAGCGACATATCACAGCGTTCGCAATGCATAGCACAGGGAATGACA